GGTATCTTTGGAGCTGTGTCTCCATTTCAGTTACAGTTCAGTGGCTTATCAACTCTCGAAGATGGCAATACGCTCCTAACTACATCTCTATATAATGACTTCAAGCAACTTGAGGTTGCTGCTGCTGGAGACAAGAACAAAGCTTATAACGACTTCTTTGATACATACAGCCCTAACCTAGTATTTGCTATCATCAGTAGCTCTACTGGTGGACCTACAAACTTGTTTACTTATGAAGCAATCAAGGATGACCCATCACTAGTAACTGACTACGGCGATGTCTACGGATATGCCTACCCAGGTGGTGGCTATTCAACTGAAATGTACCGCTGGCAACAAAGAATGGGCAACAAGGTAAAGTTCAAGCCACGTGAGTTGGTTGAAAGAGCTACGCTTATTCGCTACTATGCAGCCAAGGATACACTCCTTGCTCGCTCTGTAGGAGAAGGATGGGATAGCGAAACATTCAATGAGGCTAATGAAAGCCTAAGGGAATCATTTGCTGGGCTAGGACTTGTATTTAAGTTTGATACATACAAAGATGTGCGTATCGCTGACCAGCTAAATCGTATGGCTGTTGACCCACGCTTTGAAGATTCAGGGGCAGTTAGAGGACTTCGTGACTATCTCTATCTACGTGAGAAAGCACTTGAAGCTAGTGGAAGAAAGAGTCTAGAAAATAAAGCTTCACTACCACAGCGTGAGTGGTTGGCAGAACAGGCAAAAGAAATTATCAAGAGCAATCCAGAGTTCCAGAATATGTTCTACGCATTCTTCAAGAAGGAGTTAGAGGGCTAATATGGCAGGAAACGAAAAGCCTACAGCTGAGCAGGTGGCACAGGGCAAAGCCCGTGCTGGCGGACAGACTTCTACTTCTGGTCAACTTGTAGATAAAGTATCTTCTAAGGCTAAATCAGTTGGAGATACTGTACCTGCAGGCAAGGGCAAGACAGGACTTCTTGGTGTTCCAGTAGGAACTGAAATTGTAGTTGGACCAGCAACTTATGTTGCTCCACCAACTAGCGCAACTGGTCAGCCTGTTTTAGGCAAGCCTGTAACTAAGACTGTTCGGTATGCCGCTGGCGATGGAATGAAGTATCTTCTATCGCTTAGCAATACAGATAGAGCAGACATCCTAGCTAGACTATCAGAGGTTGTTGGTGCATATCCTAAAGGTCAAGCACCGACATTAGACTTTATTACCAATGCTTTAAGAGCTGGCAATGTCGCCATCCGAGAAGCAGATGGGAAAGCATTAGAGCAGGTCATGAAGTATGCTGATACTATCGGCGATTCAGTGACAATCAGTATTGAAAAGTTACGCTCTAATCCTACACTTGCCCAACAGTTCTTTGCTATCAAGACTACAGTACCAAAGGCCCCCAAGCTCACACCTGAAGCTACCCTTAACCTAGAAATTACACAGGCTCTTAATGACTATCTGGATGTTCCGGTTGACAAGAAGCTAGCAAAAGAATTTGCTGATACAGTAAACAATATTGAAAGAAAACGCGGAACATATATCAGCGCTGCTGAGCGTAATCAACTTCTACTAGATGCAATTCAGAAAAAAGCTGGACAGATGTTTAAAGGTAGTCAAGCACCTGACTCACTAATGATGCAGCGGGGTGCTTTGGGTGGTAGCTATAATGCTCTTCGTAAAGCATATGATTCTTATGGTATTCCAGTAGATGACAAGACTGTATACAAGCAGGCAATCAATAGTATCCGTAGCCGTCAGGCTTTAGAGAATGAAGTACAAAAAATCTCTATCCAGGCTCAGGTATCTTATCCTGCGTTAGCACCATACTTCCAGCAAGGACTTACAACAAGGGATGCCTTGGCTACCTACATTGGAATCAGGTCGAACCTATTTGATATACCTGAAAAAGACGTTAAGATTTCAGATTTGTATCCAGTATTTAAAGGCAAGGAACTCATGACCCCACAAGAGTGGGAAGACTACCAGTATACCACACCTGAGTACAAGAAGTCAAGACGGTACATTGGACAAGTATTTAGCGATGTTAAAACCCTAATTAGAAACTTTGTTCCTGGAGGTATGTAGTGGCTAAGAAAAAGAAAGCTACTGGAGCGGTTCCAGCAAGTTTCAACCCAGCAGCATTCCGTCGTGGAGAAGAAGCATCCATGGCACAAGTGCCAGCTGCTCAAGCACCTACGCAAGCAGCCGAATCTGCGACATTACAAAATGTACCGACAAAGTCTGAGATATCAGCTGAAACAACTCGACTAGGTTTTGAACTAGATACATTTTTTAATCAAGCACAAGCTGACTTAAATGCCATTATGGCCGAAGCAGCAGCGGATAAAGCGATGGCTGAAGCAGAGATACTTGCAGCACAAGCTGCAGCTGAAACCGCAATGGCAGAAGCAGATGTATTAAAAGAAGAGGGTGACAAGTTATTCACCCAAGCTTTTGCGATGGACCCATTCTCTACATTCCAGGATTTGCCAACAACCCTGCAGACTGTAGTTAATCAAAATATGGGAGATGAATCCCAGGCAGCACTCATGGCAGCTTTGGCCGTCCTGTCATCCGTTGGTGTTGAGGGATTGATGAGTTCGATTGAAGCTATTAGAAAACAGTACCCAAAGATTTCATCTGAAGACGCTCTACTTCTCCTTAAGTATGATAAACGATTCAATGAGCCATACCTCAAGCGCTTTGAAGGTAATAGAATTCGTATGCAAAAGGGACTACCTCCGCTTGATGATGCTGAGTACCTAGCAAATGAACAGGCATACGAGAAGACATTTAAGTCTTATGATTTAAATCAGTTCGCTAATCGTGCTTACTATGCTAAGTTGATTGGTGATAATCAGCCACCTAAAGATATTTCAGATAAGGTTGCCCTAGCATACGACAACATCCTCAAGGGTCCAGCCGAGAATCTTACTGCGTTAACTAAGTTCTTTAAGATAAGCGACATTGTAGCATATGCGCTGTCGCCAGATACGATGCTACCTAAGATGAGGCAGACAATTCTTGCTTCACAACTAGGTGGAGAAGCACTGCGACAGGGACTTGGCACTAGCCTAGAGGCTGCAACATTAACTGGAGCAGAAGCTGCTGGTGTGCCGACAAACGTACAGCGTGGAACAATCGGCGTAACCACTATGATGCAGGCTGGTATTACACCAGCGCAAGCAAGAGTTGCAGCAGCTAATGTAGCGGGAGTACTGCCTACCGCTGAGAAACTTAGCTCAATTTATGGTAGAGGTTATAAGCAGTATGGCCAACTTGAAGCAGAGAAAGAGTTTTACCTACAGAACGCTGAAGCAAAAAGAGCTGGAGATATTCTTGCAGCTAGAGAAATCGCAGAGTTCAGCGGAAATTACGGTGGACTTAAATCACAAAAGAGAGCCACAGGCGGCTTAATATAGAATCCTTGATGGACCGACCGGCCCCATCAGGCGTATAGACCGGTAGCAAGAGCCAGCCAAGACTCCCCAACTTGAACTGAGGCTTGCGACTAACAACGATAGAAGGGTGGAGGTTGCTATGAGCAACACATACTGGGACGAAGAAGACGATGACTTGGATACAGAACCACAGTCGTTTGGTGCAACTGAGAGTGACTTACTAAAGAAACTCCGTAAAGCTAAGCGTGCTGATGAAAAGCGTATCAAAGAACTTACTGAGCAACTTGAGGGTTTAACCAAGGTGCAGCGTGAGCGAGTCGTCAAAGAAGTCCTAGAAAAGAAAGGTGTCAACCAAAAGGCTGCACGCCTTGTATTGAAAGACTTGGATGATGTTAACGAGGAGTCAGTTTCACATTGGCTCGATGATAACGCAGACTTGTTTGGAATCAAGGTACCACAGCAAGAAGAGGCACCAATCAGTCAGCAAGACTTAGCTCGGCTTCGCCAGCAAGATGTGCTGACACAAGGTGCTGTGACACCTGATAGAGGATTGGATTTGGACCAACGTCTGAATCAAGCAGGCTCTGCTGAAGAGTTGCTGTCAATTCTCCAGTCACAACAATAATCCGTTCATAGTCATAGGAGACTAAAACTAATGTCAAACCAATATACATCAACCGCGAGCACGTCTCTCGGTGGAACAGTTGGTGGCGCAGGTCTCGTACAGAAGGCATATGACCGCCTTCTCGAGTTCGCTCTCCGCTCCGAACCCCTAATCCGTTCGGTCGCAGATAAGCGTCCTGCCCGTCAAGCAATCCCAGGACAAACCGTCGTACTCCAGAAGTATGTCGATTTGGACCAGGTTACTTCAACTCTTACAGAGACAACTGACCCAGATGCAGTTTCTCTTTCAACACCGACAACTGTCACCGTTACTCTTAACGAGTACGGAAATGCAGTTCTCGTAACCCGTGCACTCGAGTTGTTCTCACTCGCAGATGTCGACCCAGCGATTGCAAACATCATTGCTTACAACCTCGCTGACTCAATCGACTCTGTCGCAATGACAACTCTCCGCTCTGGTTCAAATAACATCTTCGCAGGTAACGCAACTGCTGTTGCTAACGTAGATGCTGCTGATACAATTGACTCCGCTGACATCCGTCGCGCAGTTGCTAAGCTCCGTGCAAACAAGGCCAAGGCTCGCCGTGGTTCCTTGTACTGGACAGGTATTCACCCAGAAGTTTCACACGACCTTCGTGCAGAAACCGGAAACATGGGCTGGAACTTCGTACATGCACAAACCGCTCCTGCTGCAGACAAGATTTGGGCAGGGGAAATCGGAGACTACGAAGGTGCATTCTTCGTAGAATCCCCACGTCTTTACAACGCTAAGTCAGGTGCAGACCAGACCGCTCTTGCTACAACCGCTGTAACCGTTGCAGGTACTTCAGCAGGCTTCACCTTCGGTGTTGCTTCAACTGCTGTTATCGCAACTCGCGCAGAAGTTGGCGACAAGATTGCTGGAACTGGTATCGCTTCAGGTGCAAAGATTACTGCAATCAGCACCTCTGGCTCAACCACAACCTTCACTGTAGACACAGCAAACACTGGTGCAGTTTCTGCAACCACAGTTGTAACTGTAACTCCAGTAACACGTGTATTCGACACAATCGTCTGCGGTGCTCAAGCAATGGCTGAAGCTGTTGCTGAAGAACCACACATCGTTATCGGTAACGTAACTGATAAGTTGATGCGCTTCCGCCCAATGGGCTGGTACGGCGTACTCGGCTTCGCAGTCTACCGCGACGAGGCATTGTATCGCATTACCTCTGGTTCCTCAATCGCTGCTCTCTAGTTGATTGACTGTCGGGTAGGAGAAATCCTGCCTGATGGTGAGTTCATTAGAAAGGGACTTTATGACAGAATGGCTTTTTAAAACCCCAACCGTAGAGGAAGGGCCAGCAGGTGAACACCGTCTGTTCTCGTTCTACAAGCTTGACAGAGGTATCACAATAGTAAAGAATCCAACTGGTAGTTACGCACAGATTCGCTACCCAGTTGACGATAGCCTACTATCCTACCCAGAAGTATATCGTGGTGGATATGAGTACACAGTAGATGACACAACAAAGGCAGCACTCATTGCTGGTGGAGTCGGTGTCACGGAGGATAACTTTACACAACTATGAAACATTGGGAACATCATCCTGAGCCGGTGGACGGCTGCTTTGGGTGTAAGGGCCTAAGCATACAGATGAATGCAGGAGACGCTGACAGTCGTAAGCAGATGACTAACAAAGCGTTTAACAAAGAATTGGATGCCTACAAAGAAGCTAGAGCACAAGGCATTCAACCAGCAGGAACTTCTATGAATAAAATTCAGGAAGCGGTAAAGGCTAGCGAGACATTAGGCCGAGCATATGATGCAGGCAAGATGCCGCCAGCTAAAGCAATCAATAAAAAATCAGCAGCGGTAATGAAAGAACTAGGAGTATAACATGCCAAAAGTAGGCAATAAGAAGTTCCCTTACACAGCTAAGGGTAAGAAGGCAGCTAAGGCTTATGCTATGGGCGAAAAGATGGAGTCCAAGGCTGAGAAGAAAATGGAAGCCAAAAAGGGTATGAAGAAGATGGCTGCCAAGAAAGCAAAGAAGAAGTAACATGGCTGGCAAAACGAGAATTGGTCCGTTGTCTCGAGTGGGTTCTTATCTAGGCAATGTTGCTAAAGAAGCTGGTGAATTTGGTCGAGCATGGTCTGCTGCTGATGAAGCACAGAACCAAGTTGGACCTGGAGCAGACAAAGCTTCTCTTCGTGCTAATAAGAAAGCAAAAGCTGAACAAGGTCAATTCCTTGGTGCAGTATTCCAGGGCCGTCGTTATAATAAGAAGGGCCAACAGCAATGAAGAAGGCAGCAGCTAAGAAGAAGGTGGCTAAGGTGATGCGTGAGTTCAAGAAAGGCGAACTCAACATTGGCAAGTCATCCAAAAAAGTAAAGTCTAAAAAGCAGGCAGTTGCTATCGCCCTATCTCAAGCAGGTATGGCTAAAAAGAAAAAGAAGTAATGTCATCGGGAAAGTATAAGCCGCATCGCAAGTTCAATCCTATTCAAATCAAGGATGGCTATGTAGTGCGGCTTAGAAAAGATGGCAGAGTAAAAGCAGTACTAGGAAAGTATGGTGAGTATGGAAAGCAAAAAGCGTGACCCACGCTTAGCTCGTGCAGGTGTCTCTGGTTTCAACAAACCAAAGCGCACCCCCAACCACCCGAAGAAGTCACATGTAGTTGTGGCTAAAGTAGGGGACAAAGTAAAGACTATCCGTTTTGGTGAGCAAGGTGCAGAAACTGCTGGCAAACCAAAGGCTGGAGAGTCTGATAGAATGAAGAATAAGCGTGCATCATTCAAAGCACGCCATAGCAAGAACATTGCCAAAGGCAAGATGTCTGCTGCTTATTGGGCTGACAAGGTGAAGTGGTAATGTCATACACCAAACCTGAACTAAGAGAGCGTATCAAGAACCGCGTACTTGCTGGCACAAAAGGTGGCAAAGCGGGACAATGGTCTGCTCGTAAGGCTCAGATTGTAGCACAAGAATATAAGAAGGCTGGCGGTGGTTACACCGGTGCCAAGACTAGCAAACAAAAGTCTTTGTCCAAGTGGACTAAAGAAGAGTGGGGAACGAAGTCTGGCAAGCCAAGCACTCAAGGTTCCAAAGCTACAGGTGAAAGATATCTGCCAAAGAAAGCAAGAGAGAAGCTCTCTGCTGCTGAATACGCTAAGACATCGGCTAAGAAGCGTGAAGACTTAAGCAAGGGCAAGCAGTTCTCTAAGCAACCTAAATCAATAGCAAAGAAAACTTCGAGGTATAGATAATGGCAACAGGTACAGCAGGTAGTTCATTTACTAGCGAGCTTAATCGCTTGGCTAATGGTGGTACATATCCAGCAATTAGCGCATATGTAGCACCTACTCAGGCTGCTAATGTATATGCAGGAACTACTGGCCTAGCCTTGATTGCTGCCCTCAATAAGAAAGCTGATGCTAACCGTCAACCTAACAACTACAAAGCCCTTGGCGGAATCTGCAATGAACTTGCAGGAACAACAGACTTATCCCCGACTGACGCTTTAAGGAGCATTAACCTGTGACAACACTTGGCTCAATGATTGATGAGGTTCTAATCAACCTCTCAGGCTACACATACCAGCAGGACAGAAGCACATACCTGACGGCTGCAGTCACCACATTAACTTCTCCTAGTTCCTCGCCAACGATTCTGAGCCTTGGCTCAACTGACTCAGTAGGTAAGGGTATCATTGAAGTTGACGAGGAATTGATGTGGATTACATCCTTTGACCGTGTAAGTAACACGGCAACTATCGCGCCATATGGACGCGGATACCTAGGCACAACTGCTGCTACCCATGCTGTTGATGCTAAGGTTACTATCTCTCCAATCTTCCCACGCTATGTAGTAAAGCGTGCTATTAATGATACCATTAGAGCAATGGGCACACAGCTCTTAATTATTGGCCAAACCACATTCGTATTCAATCCATCTGTCACAACTTATGAATTAACTGACGGCAATGGAAACCCACTTAATATTGAGAACATTTTGACTATGTCATGGCAGGACATTGGTCCTAGCCAGGAATGGATTAATGTTCGTCGCTGGACATTTGATTCAAAGGCAGCAGAAGGAACTTGGGGTTCCGGAGCTCAGACAGTCACCATTGGTGATTACATTACAGCTGGACGTACGGTTAAGGTTAACTATGTTACCCAGCCACAAGTCTTATCAAATACTTCAGATGTCTTTACAACTACCACAGGATACTCCGAGACTGCTCGTGATGTTGTAATCCTTGGTGCAGCTTACCGACTACTTACATACCTTGACCCAGCTCGTGCTAGCCAGATTAGCCCACAAGCTGATGAGATTGATGCTAAGCGCTCCTTTGGCTCTGCCAACTCCGCTGCTCGTCAAATCTTTGCACTTTATCAACAAAGACTTAAAGAAGAAGTTACCGCTTTCCAGGGTCAATTCCCAACCCGAGTTCACTACAGCCGATAGGAACATAAATGACAACTCGCCAATACTCGTCCCGTAGCCAGCAGAGCACGCTGACTGGAACAATCACATCGGGTGCAACCTCGATGACAGTTGTTTCAGGAACGACTCTACTAGGTGGTGTGACAATCCCTTCTGGTCGTACCTTTACATTGGTAATCGACCCTGATACCGCCCTTGAGGAAATTGTAGATGCTACGGCGGTTGCTACTAACACCTTTACAATCACTCGTGCAATTGATGGTTCATCAGCGCAGGAACACTCGGCAGGTGCTGTTGTCCGTCACATGGCAATTGGCCGTGACTTCCGTGACGCTAACCTACACGCAGAAGCTTCTGCTTACTACAACGATGGCTCTGGTACTGGACACACAATGCACGGCATTGGTTCAGGCGAAGGTGACGTAGTAGGTACACTTAAGTCACAAACTCTTACCAACAAGATTCTTACAGCCCCAACAATCTCTGACCCAACAATTACAGGAACAGCTTCTGCTGGAGCAGTCCTAGTATTTGAAGGTACTACGGCTGATGCCTACGAGACTACCCTGACTGTAGTTGACCCAACACAGGACAACACAATCACCCTGCCTAATACAACAGGTACGGTAGTCATTGTAGATGCAACTCAGACCCTGACTAACAAGACTCTGACTAGCCCTACTATCTCAGGCAGTCCAGTCATAACTGGTCTATCCAGCGCAGGTATGATTTCATCCTCTGCTACCCCTAAAGATTATGTAGATAGCATTCTAGGCTCAGCAACAGCTGCAGCAACCTCAGCAGCATCGGCTGCTACAAGTGCTGCCTCTGCCGCTACAAGTGCCTCTAGCGCCTCCACAAGCGCTTCTAACGCCCTAACTAGCGCCAACAGTGCATCTACCTCAGCCACAGCAGCAGCCACCTCTGCAGCCTCTGCAGCGACTTCTGCTACGGCAGCGGCTACCAGTGCTACTAGCGCTGCAGCCAGTGCAACTACGGCTTCTAACTCTGCTTCTGCTGCAGCCACATCGGCTACTTCGGCTGCTACCTCAGCCTCATCTGCTTTAACTTCGGCTAACAGTGCTAGCACATCTGCTACCTCTGCTGCTAACTCAGCAACTGCTTCGGCTACATCAGCCAGCGCAGCAGCAACCAGCGCCACAAGCGCTGCTGCTAGTGCTACTGCTGCAGCAACAAGTGCTGCTAGCGCAGCGACATCTGCATCATCTGCCCTGACCAGTGCCAACTCTGCTGCTGTATCTGCAGCAAGTGCTGCTGCTGCTGTCGCAGCATCCTTTGATGCTAAGGGAGATTTACTAGTAGGTACAGGGGCAGGAGCCTTTGACCAACTAACAGTTGCAGCAACTAATGGCTATATCTTAAGTGTCAACTCAGCCACCGCAACAGGACTTGAGTGGAGCCCAGCAAATGCTGGTGACATTACTTCAGTCACAGCGGGCACAGGTTTGACAGGAGGCGGAAGCGCTGGGGCGGTAACAGTATCTCTTGATACTACTAGCGTATATGTAGTACCTAGCCAAGCAAGCCAGTCAGGTAAATACTTGACTACCAATGGTAGTGTTGCATCGTGGGCAACTGTAGATGCTCTACCATCACAGACTGGAAACAACGGAAAATATTTGACCACAGACGGAACAACCGCTTCGTGGGCAGTCATTACAACAGACCCAACACCAACCGCGTTGATGCTCGGTGGAATGTAACTAAGGAGAAATAAATGCCAACAACCTATAAAGTCCTTGGGCAATCAAACCCATCGGCAACAACAGCAACAACCCTATACACAGTACCGTCTACTACTCAGACTATTGTTAGCACCATTACAGTATGTAACCAAGCAGCAACTGCTGGTACTTACCGCATTGCAGTGCGCCCAGATGGAGCAACGCTAGCAGCACAGCACTATGTCGCATACGACATCAGCCTACCTGCTAATACATCAGATACTCTGACTCTTGGACTAACACTTGGTGATACCGATGTAGTTACTGTCTATGCCTCATCTGCTAACTTCTCATTCAATGCTTATGGAAGCGAGTTATCTTAATGTCTACAGGAAGATTAGGTGCGGGTGATACCGCAATACAACCTACCATCCTTGATGCTAAGGGTGACTTAATTGTTGCCACAGCAGCAGATACCCCTGCAAGGCTGGCTGTTGGTAGCGCTAACCAAGTCCTCACTGTGGACTCAACTACGGCAACAGGATTAAAGTGGGCTGCTCCCAGTGCGCCGAGTGCTGTTAGTTGTTCGGTTTACAACAATGCAGCGCAAACAATCGCAAGCGGTTCTTATACTACTTTAACCTTTGATAGCGAGTATTTTGATACTGATGCAATTCACAGCACAGTTACCAACACAGGAAGATTAACAGTTCCAGCAGGGTTAGGTGGAAAATGGCTAGTAACATTCGCTATCTTTGTCGGTGGGGCAACCATTACTGTTTATACCCCAAAGTTACAAGTTAATGGCAACGACTACAATAGATTTGTTGATACAACGCCTGGTAATTCTGAATCCTTGACAATAGTTGGAACACAAACTTTGAACTTAAGTGCTGGCGATTATGTTGAACTTTTGGTTTATCAGAACAGTGGTAGTAATAGACTTGTGGATACTTACCAATATGGTCACTTCGGTATGTCTAGGTTAGGTGCATAATGATTTCATTTGATAAACCATTAAACTTTGAAGGCGTTCAGTTTTGCGATGAATTAGAAGCGGCAGGTGTAGTCATCAACCGTGACACTTCACCGCTTATAGACGGCAACGGTGTATTTTGGCTAGACATAGCCAGCAAAGATACACAGAAGGCGCAGGATGTATTAAACGCTCACATCCCACAGCCAAAGCCAGAGCCAACTATTGCAGATAAATTGGCTTCAGTTGGACTTGACTTCAACGAACTCAAAGCAGCAATCCTGGGAGGAAACTAAATGGCTACAGGAAGAATAGGTACTACACCAGTACTGCAAGTTCGCTGGTCTAAGGCACCTAGTGCTGGTACTACCAGCCTATCTGGACTAGACGACAACTCAGTATCACTGGTCTACTCAGTAGGTTATGAGGCTGTATATCAGAACGGTGTATTGCTCTCACGCGGTAATGACTACACCGCTACCAATGGCACTACCATTACACTGACAACGGCTACTGTTGCTGGCGACATCATTGAAGTATTTGCTAACCAGACAATCCCATTAGCAGATACCTACTCACAGACAGTAGCCAATGGTAAGTTCATCAACAATACTTTGACTACTACCACTGGCGACATTATCTATGCCTCTGCTGCTAATACTCCAGCAAGACTTGGAATTGGTAGCACGGACCAAGTACTAAAAGTATCTGGCGGTATCCCTGCTTGGGGTGCTGCTCCTAGCCCTACCTATGTTGGCGCTCTGGCTTATTTCTTTAGTAGTCAAAATCTTACATCAGGTGTTGCGGTTGTTTTAACTTTTACAAACGAAGGTTGGGATACAAATAGTTTCCACGATAACAGCACTAATACTTCTCGTATGACCATTCCTAGCGGTTATGGTGGAAAATATTTAGTTCAAATCGTTGCTAACGTTACAACTGGAACAGATACGAGTATTAGATTATTGAAGAATGGTGCAAATATCAGCAACCGAGGATTATCAAGTTCTCAGTTGCAACAGCACGTCAATACTGGTGGCAATACTTTGCAGCATAGTGCATCTTTTGTTATTGATGTTGCAGCGGCGGATTACCTAGAAGCAGCGCTAGTTGCTAATGCAGCGAGCAAAGTTTGCACCGATGCTTCATTTTCAATTACATATCTAGGAGCGTAAATGATACATACATTTTCTATCCCTACTAAAAATCTAAACACTGACATTTTCTTTCAAGAAACTGGATGGAATCTTTTTATTGTAGATGGGCAACTTTGCATTTCAGGAGATTGCACAATACAAGAAGCGCAAGCAGCCTTAGATGCTCACAACCCACCAGCACCAACTGAACCTACCATTGCCGACAAGTTGGCATCAGTAGGACTATCTTTAGACGAACTCAAAGCAGCAATCCTTGGAGGTAACTAATGCCAATCACACGAGCCTATGGACAGGCATCACAGTTAGGTAATACACCCGCCGCCTCTAACCCTGTCATCAATGGTGCCTTTGATATTTGGCAAAGAGGAACTTCGTTTTCACTTGCCGCTTCTACTACTGCTGCTAATGGTTTTCTTGCAGATAGATGGCAGACCGCTACTTCAACAAATCAGGCTTGCACCATAAGCCGTCAGTCGGTTGGAGATACAACCAACTTACCAAGTATCCAGTATTGCTTGCGCTATCAAAGAAACTCTGGTCAAACTGGAACTGGTGGTTTAGAATTAACAAATGGTTTTGAAACTGCCAACTCAATTCCCTTTGCTGGCAAGGTAGTTACCTTGTCTTTTTATGCAAGAGCAGGGGCTAACTATTCACCTACTAGCAGCCTATTGGCGGTTTATTTAATTACTGGTACAGGAACAGACCAAAGTATTTGGGGTGCTGGCTATACTGGCACAGCAACTCCAATTAACAGCACAGCCACACTAACTACAACTTGGCAAAGATTTACTTTTACTGGCACAGTTGCAACAACGGCTACTCAAATAGGTGTTGATTTAAGAATGAACCCAACTGGAACTGCTGGCGCAGCAGATTATTATGAAGTAACTGGAGTTCAACTAGATGTTGGCTCGGTGGCTTTACCATTCCGCCGTTCAGGGAACACACTTCAAGGGGAGTTGGCGGCTTGCCAGAGGTATTATGTTCGCTTCAATGCGGCTACTCAATACCAAAAGTTCGGCGAGGGCGTAGCAGCATCAACAACAGTGGCATATATAGCAATGCCATTACCTGTTGAAATGAGGGTAGTTCCAACAGCAATAGACGCATCTGCTGCAAATACATTCAGATTACAGAACCATCAAAACTTTGAATTATCAGCGATTGCAATTGGCACAGTACCAACGGGCAAGAGTCACGGGACAATATCACCGACAGTCGCATCAGGTTTAACTGCTGGCGGCTTCTATTTCTTAATGGCAGACAATGACACATCAGCCTATTTAGGCTTTAGCGCGGAGTTATAACAATGGATAAAATAGATATTTTCACAAATGATGAAGGCATTGAAATTGTGGTTATCACAAAAGAAGATAATTCTATTGTATCTATGCTCAAAAGCACTTGGGATGAGCAACAAGCGGCTAATGAGGCACAATCTTTATAGATTGTTCTATACTTAATACCTAAAGAATAGGGGACACTATGATAGGCAAGACAGATACAGTGGCTATCGGTTGGTGCGATAACGGCACCACCGACGGTAAGTTTACCGAAGGGTTAATGACAGCAGTAATTGCTGGCGGTGCCAACGGTATGCCTATCCACACCAGTATCCGAGTCCAAGGCAATCAGATTGGCAGACAACGCCAAGTACTCTTTGACCATTGGGCAGATAAGATTAAGACTGACTGGTTACTGTGGGTAGATTCAGACATAGTCCTTAGCCTAGATGCTATGGCTAAACTGTGGAAGACAGCAGACAAGATAGGCAAGCCTGTCGTATCAGGTGTCTACTTCATCTCTAAGGAGAATGAGGGTAGCTTAATGCGTCCCTTCCCGGTACTCTTTGATGATGTTGATGAATTCCAAATCAGGTATCATCACCCACTACCTAAAGATGAAGTCATCAAGTGTGACTGTGCTGGCTTTGGATTTGTGCTAATGCACAAGTCTATCGTACCTAAGATGAGAGCAGCTCACCCTGGCAAGGGTATGTTTATGGAGACTGGCGATGGTGTTGATGACCATTTCGTCGGTGAAGATATCATCTTCTTCCGCCGCATGAAAGCGGCAGGCATTCCACTACATGCACATACTGGAGCAATAGTCAAGCATATGAAGCGCTTCTCGCTTGACTATGACTACTATGCTATGTACTGGACTAACGAACAATTAAAAGAGAACTTAAAAGAACAACAAGGCTAGGAGAATAAGTGGCTGGTCGTGATATTACCGAAGGTCGTGCAACGCGTGCGGTTGCGGTAGACGTAGGTGTACTTTCCAATGCATCTATCTGGCAGAACACTGATATTGCTTATGATGTAGCTATTGGTGGTATGCCATTCATCTACGCTATCAGCGACCAGAACCCTTATATCCGTCAGACTGCGCCCTTTCGCAAGGAACAGTTCGACAATCAGACAGAGCCAGGCGAGCAGTCACTAACGGGATGGTGGCTGCGTAGCCAGTCTTCCTTCCACGAAGGCACCGGCATTACATTCTATGACCCAGCTCTATTGCCAGGGGATAGCACATACCGCTTTGCTGACAGCAAGGGTGTTAATGTATGGGAGATTGGTCAGGCTACACTGCTTCGTAGCAGCACACAGGGACACAACGTTACGGGCCCAATTGAAACTAATGGTCGCTCCTACCAGCAATTGCGTTCCATCAAGTGGAACAACACCAATGGTGTTCTACTACATGATGAGTATGACGTTGATAAGATTGATACAGCAGGAACAGTAACCCACTTCATCGACTACAATACTGGTACTGACGATAAAGTCTACGCTATCTGTGATGATGGAACTACAGCTTTCTGGGTAACTAATGACACCGGTCCTTCAGGTAAACTAGAGGTAAACAAGAAGGCACTTACTGGCACATCTACTACATCTCCTACTGTTATGTTTACTGCAACTGGTATTACAGTAGAGAATGCTACTATGGAATACGTCAAAGAGCGTATCATTATGTGTGCTAACAACTCTGTTTATGAGTTCTCATCAAATGCCTCGTCTCTTCCTACTGCTGTCTATACCCACGGGGATTCTGACCATATCTTTACCAGTATCACCGCATCTGGTACTGCTATCTATGTAGCTGGATACAGTGGCGTTCAGTCTAACATCTATAAGTTTACATTGTCAACCAATGGTACTATGCCGACCTTGACACAAGCAATTACTGCTGCTGAACTTCCTACTGGTGAAGTTGTTCATAAGATTTACTACTACCTCGGCAGAATGATGATTGGCACTAGCAAGGGTATTCGTGTAGCTAATGTTGACGCAGACGGCTCGCTAACTTACGGCCCACTTGTGGTAGAGACAAGCCAACCATGCTATGACTTTGCTGCTCGTGACAGATACATCTGGTGTGCAACTGGTGTAGACGGAGCACCTGGTGTAATCCGCATGGACTTAACAAATGAAATATCTACACTGGTATTTCCATATGCTAACGATGTATACTATGCTGGTGTCTCAGGGTTTAAGACTACATCCTGCGCCTTCTTGGGTGAAACGGACAGACTTTCGTACTGTACAGCAAACAGCGGAAGCGCTGACGGATACGTCTACTCAGAGGCAGCTAGCACTTTGATGACAACAGGGTACCTGACAACAGGATACATTCGTTACAACACGCTGGAGCCTAAGAACTTCAAGCGCTTGCTTGCTCGTGGTGAATATACCTACGGTTCCATGACGCTAGAGACTGTCGATGCCGAAGGTACAGAGTACGATATCATATCATACGATGCCAATGTTCCACCTGTTGAAGTTACCACCTCACAACCTACTGGCTCACAAGAGTATGTAGCATATAAGTTTATTCTATACCGGGACGCAACTGACACAACCAAAGGCCCAATATTCAAGGGCTATCAGGCTAAGGCTACTATTGCTACGCCTCGCCAGCGAGTCATAAGATTCCCCGTCTACTGCTTCGATGTAGAGACTGACAAGTACAATGTCATGGTCGGATATGAAGGCCGTGCCTTTGATAGAATCGGTCAGCTTGAAGCTATTGAAGAAGACGGAGATGTTGTCACATGGCAAGACTTGACTACTGGTGAGTCACGCCAATGTGTCATTGAACAAATTACATTCAACCGCGCAACGCCACCTGACAGAGGATTTACTGGTTATGGTGGTATTCTAACTATGACAATTAGGACAGTATAAACTATGACACCTGCTGACTGGGCAGCTCTTGCCGTATCCATATTAACCCTTATCGTAGGCTTTGCATCGCTAGTGCGATGGCTCGTCAAGCATTACCTTTATGAACTTAAACCCAACGGTGGTTCCAGTCTTAAGGATAAGGTTAACTCGCTTGAAGAGAAGGTAGAACTACTGACCGAACTAGTCAAGGAAGCATTGAGGAAATGAATGAAACCTGTAGTGAAGGCCGCGAGTCCTGCTGCTATTGCTGTTCTTCGTCAAGCGACAGCATTGTGGCCGAAGCGCAAGAAACTGTCCGACGGATTATTGCCATCACTGGCGCATCAGAAAGCAAGTCCGAATTCAGACCACAACACGGGACTTGCTGTTGA